AAACTCTTAGCTGCTACATTAACCGACAACGACTCAGACGAGGAAGATAAAAAAAAAGAACAAGTAGCATGAACCCTATAAGCATTAACTGGGCAGACTATGTAAAAATCTGTGTTGGTATGATGAACATGAGACCTACTGACTTTTGGAACTTATCTCCTCGTGAGATGTATCTAGCTATTCAAGGATTCAAACAGTTTCATGGTGCAAAAGAACCTGATGAACCTATGACAAAAGATAGATTAGAAGAAATGATGGAGTTATATCCTGATGGCTAGTGGTACAAAAGTTGACGAACTAATAATTCAAATAAAAGCTGATACAAAACAGCTTAAAAAAGAATTAAAACAAATAGAAGGCAAAATCAGAACTACTGGTGCTGTTGGTGGTGCAGCTTTTGGTGCTTTAGGAGGAGCATCAGGTGCTTTAGCAAGTAGTCTTAAAGCATTAGCTGGACCAGCCGCAATTGGTGCTGTGCTTATCGGAGTAGGTAAACTTGGTTCATTTGCTGCAAGATCAGGTATGGAATTTGAGGATTTAAAAGATTCACTTGATACTGTCTTTGGCTCTGTTCAAGCAGGTGACAAACAATTTCAGAGAATACTTACATTTGCACAAACAACTCCATTTCAAATTGATACTGTTACAAAAGCTTTTATATCATTAGGTTCTGTCGGTATAGAACCAACTACAAGAATGATGCAAGTATTTGCTGACACTGCTTCTGTTGCAGTAGATCAGAGAGGTGCATTTGAAGCTTTGATTAGAGTAGTGCAAAGGGCAGAAGCAGGTGCTTTAGGTTTACAAGAACTAAATATGTTAGCAGACAGAGGTATTGATGTATTTAAAGGGTTAAAAGAGGAACTTGGATTATCAAGATTAGAATTGTCAGATTTTGGTCAAACAGCAGATGGTGCAAAAATTATTGTTGAAGCTTTGACAGATGTTTTAGAAAAACAATTTGGTGGAGCAATGGCAAGTAAGATGGATAATCTGTCTGTGAAAATATCTAATATGCAAATTGCTTTTAAAGATTTGGGTAATGAAATTTTTAAAACAAATTTAGAGGGTATTCTTAAAGGTATAACAGATGAAGTATCTGAATTAGTTTCAGGATTTGCAAGATTAATAAGATTAAGAGAAGGAAGAGCAACATTAGAAGATTTAAAAAAAGAAGCAGAATCTTTGCAACGACAATTAGATAGAACAACAAATGCAATAAATTTATTTGGTGTAGATGTTGACCCTGAAGATAGAGGATTTATTGAAAAACTTTTATTTGGTAATAAAAGTCCTGAACAACTTAGAAATATTATTAAAGAAATAGAAGATGAAATTACAATTAGAACAGACGAAGAAGATACAAAAGAAGATGCTGATGTACAAAACTTATTGATACAAGGCAAGATGGCAAATGTAATGGGTCTTGTACAAAAGCATCAAGAAAAGTTACAAGGTAGTACAGCACTTTTGACATTTGCACAACAAAACGCAAATGAGATATTTGAAAAATATAAAGAATTATTAGACGAGATTGGTATAGAAAGTGTTCCACAACTTAAAAAAGTTTTAGATGATTTAACAGTTGTTACAGATGAAAATGCAAGAACTTTTACAGAGGTACTTGCACCTGCAATACAAAGTATGTCTTTATCTTTCACAAATGATTTTGTTAATGCTTTATTAGAAGGAGAGAATGCACTTCAAAGCTTTCAAGATTTTTCTAAAAATATAGTTAGTCAAATTATTTCCACATTTATGCAAATGGCAGTTATAAATGAAATATTAGTATCAATTTTTGGCAAAAGTGGTTTTAACATAGAAGGATTTTCTTTACCAACACTAAGTGGTAGAAAAGCTGGTGGTGGCACTGTTCAAAAAGGTGTGCCAACACTTGTGGGTGAAAGAGGAGCTGAAATTTTTGTGCCAAACACAGGTGGCACTGTTATGAATAATATGAATACAAAAAATGCATTAGGTGGTGGAAATCCAATAATTGTCAATCAATCAATAAACTTTGCTACAGGAGTTGTACCAACTGTTAGAGCAGAGGTTATGCAAATGATGCCACAAATAGCTGATGTGACTAAAGCTGCTGTACAAGAATCAGCAATGCGTGGTGGAACTTTTAGAAGGAGCTTACAAGGTGGGTAAATTAGTAACAATGCCAACATCACCTAATTTTATACAAAGTAATTTTAGGTTAATTAGAACTATAGGAACTGTATCTAGTCCATACACAGGAAAAATAAGCACACAAGAATTTGATGGGGTTTACTGGGAAGCATCTGTTAACTTACCGCCTATGCGTAGAGATGTTGCTTCTGAATGGCAATCTTTTTTATTAGAGTGCAATGGTCCTGTAAATCAGTTTAAATTTGCAGACCCTGATGCTTTAACTAATACAGGTACTTATAATGCTGATGATCTTAAAGCTAAAAATAGAGCTAATCAAACAAGTGCAATTGAATTAGATTTTAATGTAAATAACACAATAACTGCACCGAGTAATACAACACCTTTTGCAAATGTTTTAGTTGGTGATTTTATTATTGTTACTGGTTCTTCAAAACCTCAAAATAATGGCACACATAAAGTAATTGTTAAAACAAATGCATATACTGTAACAGTACAACCTGAAACTGCTATAACATTAGTCACAGAAGCCGATGTAACAGGTTGTAAGATACTTTCTAACCAAAAAGGTGCTACAGGGTTAAACCTAGCATCAAGCTCTAACAGTGCAACTGGTACAATAAAAAAAGGTGACTATTTACAGATAACATCAAGCTCTACCGCAGGTAGTAATCCTGTGCAATATGTAATGGTTACAGAAGATGCTACTTTAAATGTAAATGGTGGTGCAGATACTTATGGTGTAAAGATACAACCTAAATTACGAACTGCATTAACAGAAGACCATCTAGTGCGATTTGTTTTACCAAAAGGTATGTTTAGATTAACAACAAAAGATGTAGACTGGGACGCTAATAATATATCTAACTATGGAATATCTTTTACTTGTATTGAGGTAGTTTAAATGTCTAATAGAGGTGGTATAGATAGTTCTATTCAAAGCTACCTTGAAGCAGATCATCAAGTATTATTTTTAGCAGTAAAAGCAGAATTTGATACAGAAACTATTAGAGTTTGGTCAGGTGATTATGATTTATCAATTAGTGGTGCTTCTTATACAGGTGTTGGTACACTGTTAGCTATATCTAATATAGAAGATACCCTTGAATTAAAATCAAGCGGTTTATCTGTTGCTCTTGCAGGTATGGATGCTACAGTTTTAAATTTAGCTTTGACTGAAAACTATCAAAATAGATTTATTACAGTATTTCTAGGATATCTTTCAGGTGGTACAGACACAGTCGTAGGTACTATGACGCTTTTTAAAGGTCGTATGCAGTCTATGACAATTAATGATGACCCAAATGGTTCAACTATTACTATAGATGCAGAAAACAGATTGATAGATTTAGAAAGACCATCAAATTTAAGATACACCAAAGAATCACAAAAGTTTATAGATTCGTCTGATTCTTGTTTTAACAGGGTAGCTTCATTACAAGATAAAGAAATTATATGGGGACGATCTTCTTCTAACACTGGTGGCAGTACTGGTACTGGTGGCGGTGGTATTACAAAAAGATTACCGCCTGTTGAGAGAAATTAAATGTTAACTAAAAAAGATAATTGGCAAATACTGTTTGATGAATTTATTGCTAATAATAGATTTAAACCTTTTAAATGGGGTTCATGGGATTGCTGTAAATTTTCTAATGCAGTTATCAAAGCAATGACTGGTGAAGATTTAATACCTAAAGAGCTGAAATGGAAAAATGAAAAAGAAGCAATGCAATCTATAAAAAACTATGGCGGCACTATGTCAAAAAGTATAGCTAAAGCCTGTAAATCAAAAGGTGTTATTAAAGTTGAAAATGCCTTTATGCAAAAAGGTGATCTAATAGTTTATAAAGAAGAAAATGAGCTAGTAGGCATATCTGATGGGTTTAAGGTATTAACACCTTCAGACGATATGGTAGTTGCAAAACAAGGCGTTGACATATTATCAGTTTGGAGAATATCTAATGTCTAAGGCTATAAAAGCAGCAGCTAAAGTATTTGCAGTAACCTTTTTAGTTACCACTGGATTAGCTTTATTAGGTATAGGTGGCGCAGCTACTATGCTCGGTGCAACTTTTGCAGGTGTAAGCACTTTAACTATTGCTTCAATGAGTGCAGTAAGCACTTTAGTTAATGGATTGCTTTCAAAAGGAATAGATAGTGTAGCTGCTGAAAACTTTGGTACAAAGGTAGCTAGTAGATCAGTTGTAGCTCCCAGACAGATAATATATGGAAGGTGTAGAGTTGGCGGAACAATAACTCATATTGAAACTACTGGCACAGACAATTTTAAATTACAAATGGTTGTTGTACTTGCAGGTCATGAAATAGATGCATTAGAAGAAGTCATAGTGAATGACGAAGTTTTAACAACTACAACAGCAAGTGGATTTCAGGTAGTTACAAATTCTAAATTTACCAATACTGATAATGAAAATAACTTTGGTAGTGGAAGGTTAATGCGATTCGTTTTTGTTGATGGTTCACAAACTTCTGCTAATTCAACAGTTATAGGTGCATGTTCTCTTAACTCTAATGATAAATTTATTGATTGTGCTTATGTGTACATTGAAATGGTTTTTGACTCTGAAGCATTTGGTGGTGGTATACCGCCATTAGCTTTTGTAGTAAGAGGTAAAAAAGTATTTGACCCAAGAGATAGTTCAACTGCTTGGAGTGAAAACCCTGCTTTATGTGTAAGAGATTATGTGACTAATACAACTTATGGTTTAAAAGCAACTTCTAGTGAAGTCAATGATACAACTAATCTTGGCGGATTTCAGTCCGCTGCTAATACTTGTGATAGTAGCGGAACTGTAGCTACAGCTACAACAAATGGTACTACTTCAAGTTCAGTCAATGTAACCATAAATGCACAACCAACAAATACACTTATTGATGTAGGTCATGTGGTAACAGGATCAGGAATTTCAGGAACAGTAACAGTAATAAGAAGATTACTTAATACAATTACTTTATCTTCAGCACAATCAATTACAAATGGAACAACTTTAACTTTTAGTGAAGGAGCATATACAGCTAATGGTATAACTAATATGTCAGCTAGTGGACAAAGTGTTATAGAAGGTTTGTTAAGTGCATGTGCAGGCAAGTTATCTTATATAGATGGTAAGTTTGTAATGTTTGCAGGAGCATCTGTAACCCCTGATATGACAATTACTGATGATAATTTATTAGCACCTATTGCAATTACTACTAAACAATCAAGTGGTGAATCATATAATACCGTCAAAGCTGTTTATGTTGATGCAAATACAAATTATGTAGCTACTGATTCTCCTGTATTCACTAGCAGTACATTTTTAAGTGCAGATACACCATCAGGAGAAAGTAGTGCTAATTATAGAAAAACATTAGAAATACAATTGCCTTTTACTGATACAAGTTCTATGGCACAAAGGTTACAGAAAACCGCATTATTGCATCATAGAAAAGAAGTAACTTTATCAGTCATGTGTAATATTAAATTTATGCAATTACAACCTTTTGACTGGGTTTACCTTACAAATGAAAGATTAGGTTATACCAATAAAACATTTGAAGTTTTATCAACCAATTTAGAAGTTATAGGTGATGCTGATGCTCCAGTATTAGCTACTGCTCTTGCTCTTAAAGAGATTGATGCATCTGTATTTAATTTTGCCCAAAGTGATTATACAAACCCTGTAGACGAAGGCACAAGCGTTTCTACAGGTAGTTTTTCTGTAACTGCACCAACAAGTTTTTCAGTAGCAAATCCAGTTGTGGTTGTAGAACAAGCAACAACAAATATCAGCATGAATACATCATGGACTAATAATCCATCAGATGAAATACAAGGAACTGAAATTAAATATGGAACATCAAGTGGCACATATACAGAAAGTCAGATTGTTGGAAAAGGTATAACTAGTTTAAAAATAACTAATCTTTTGCAAAACCAAACATACCATTTTGCAGCAAGACATTTTTCAGGTAATAATGTTTTTAGTGATCTTACAAGTGAAGTATCAAAAGCATCAGGTGCTACTACCACAGCACCAAGTGTTCCAACTAATTTAGATGCTAGTGATGGAAGTCCATTAGCAGTAAAAGTATCATGGACTAATCCTAACAATTCTGATTTAAGCTCAGTTAAGATTTATGCTACTACTTCTAATTCAGCACCTACTAATGAAACCACATTAAAAGCCACAGTTGCAGGTGAGCCTAATGCAATATCTACAATATCTTTTGGTGAGCAAGATGGTTTAGCAGCAGGAACTACATATTTCTTTTGGGCAAAAGCTGTCAATAGAACAGGTTTAACTTCAGCATTCACTAGTTCTAATAGTGGTAATTTTACTAAGGTTGAAGCACCTGATATTAACTTACCTGATTTTTCAGGATATTTTCATAAAGAAGGTAACACTACTACTGCATTAACATCATCACAATTTAATACAGAATATGGAAGAACACCTCTAAATGATGATATTTTAGTTATGGTTAACACTAGTGCTAGTCCTAAAGTCTCAAAGGCTTATAAATGGAATGGCAGTACATTTGTAGAAATATCTAACTTTACTACTGGTGATTTAATAGTTGATGGAACTATTGCAGGTGCAAAAGTAATAGCAAGAACAATAGAAGCAGGAAATATTGCAACAGGCACTTTGACTGCTAATGAAATTGCAGCAGGAACAATCACTGCAACGCAAATTGCAACCGATGCAATCACAGCAGTTAAAATTGATGTAAATAATTTACAAGCTATATCATCAGACTTAGGTTCAATATCAGGTGGTGATCTCAATATAGGTTCAGGTACTTTTGTTGTAGCTAGTGATGGAGCATTGACTGCAACATCAGCTACTATTACAGGTGCAGTCACAGCAACAAGTGGCTCGTTCACAGGCTCATTAACATCTACTTCAGGAACTATAGGTGGCTTTACTTTAGGTTCATCATCATTAGTAGCAGGTAGTGGTAGCACTAGAGTTTCTTTAAGTACAGCAGATGGTATACATCTTGGAAATAATACATTTGGATCAGCTCCATTTAGAGTTACAAGGGCAGGAGCTTTAACAGCAACTAATGCCACGATAACAGGTGAGGTTAATGCAACTAGTGGAACATTTAATGGTTCTATATCCATAGGCTCAGGAAATAGCATATTTAAGGCTGATTCTAATGGTATATATCTTGGAAACGCAACTTTTGGTTCAGCACCTTTTAGGGTAACTCCAGCAGGTGCATTGACAGCTACAGGCGTAACTATTAATGGTGATTTAACATTAACAAATATAGATGGAACTACAGTAACTTATAATGGTGGCAATCTTGTAGTAGGAACTATTGGAAGTGCAAATCTTGGTGCTACTGCAATATTTCCAGCAACTTTAAGATTTGAAAGAAGTAATGCAACTACAGCACCTTCTGATTCAGAATTTAATACTGCATTTGGTAGAAATCCAAAAGCTAATGATATTGTTGTAGTTGCAAGAACAGATACAAATGCACAAGTTGCATATAAACATGATGGTAGTTCTTTTTCAGCTATAAATAATTATATTGATGGAGATTTAATTGTTGATGGCACTGTAACAGCATCGCAAATTGCAGCCAACACAATAACAGCTACACAAATTGCTGCTGGTACTATTACTGGTACGCAAGTAAATGTTGACACTTTAAATGTAAAACATTTTGCAGATACAAGTGCAGACATTATAAATCAAACAAGTGGTACAGTTCCTTTAGCTGTTTATAGTAGCGCAAATCAATTTGATGGAAGCTTTCCAGGCGATCAAATAAATAGTGTTGAAACTACATTTTTACCAATAACAGTCAACAATGTTAGAAATGGTGCAACTTTTCAAGTTTTATACAGTGCTGTTTTAGGTGATACAAGAAATGGTAAAATTCAATATTGTTTTAATCCAAATTTCCTAAGTGGTGTAACAACCTTATCTCCTGTCGTATCATCTGATGCTGGTACTTTTAGAACTTATGTATTTATGTGGCAAGGTACTATAAGTGGATTATCTAGCAGTCAAGAAACTGTATATTGGAGGATTAATTGGATTGGTGGAACTCACAACAGTACATATCAAAGTATGTATGTATATATGGATAATACAACATGATTGATTACACAATTTACAATACAAGCACAGGCTTAATACACACGACTGGCACAAGTGGTTGTGACAATGTTAATGAAATAGCAATCAATACTGGTGATAGCATAATACAAGGTATATACAGACAAAATGAATACAAAATAATAGATGGTAATGCACAATCATATACACCTAATTTTTTAAATAGATTAAGAAAAAAAAGAGATTATCTTTTACAACAATGTGATTGGACACAAACATTTGACACACCTTTAACAGATTCAAAAAAAGCAGAATGGGTCACTTATAGACAAGCTTTAAGAGACTTACCTGCAAACAACTCTAGTGCAACTAGTTTTAATGATGTAACTTTTCCAACAGAACCAACTTAAAAAAGGAGTAAATTATGGATAATATGGGTAGTGGTCGTTTTGGTGGCGACATGGATAGAAATGAAGTAGAAATGGACTTAAATAAGTTCATGGCTATGATACAAGAAATCGGTGAACTTAAAGATAAGATCAGAGAACTAGAAGATGTAACAAATGTTAACCCACATCAAAAATGGATTCATTTAGCACAAGCAGTAGATTCATGGCGTATCTTTCCTAGAGCATTCTTAACTGTTTATATAATTTTACTTTACACAACTGTTATGTGGTTCATGGGTTTAGATGAACCAAGCTTTGAACAGTCAGGTCTTATATCTGTTGTTGTAGGTGCAGGTGCAGCTTGGTTCGGACTATATGCAGGTACTTCAGGTTCTTCTAAGTCATTTAAGGGCGAAGGTAGTAACGATTAATGAAAGTATTTGACCTTATAGAAAAGGTCGGTTTACCCATAGCAGGTGGTCTTGTTATGGGTTACTTTATATTTTTAATTATGAAACAACTTATGGGTAATCTTGTTAACGATATAAAAGGCATACAAGGTATTACAAAGATGCTTATTACTAGAGCATCAATAATGAATAACGATATTATACGCATTGATACAAGTGTATCTAGTGCTTTAGATTTATCTCCTGACCTAGACAGAATAGCGAGAGCAGAAAACTTTGTTGAAGATGGGAAGATAGATGCTAGAAGGGATTAATGGACATAGTTGTATTAGTAGAGAAGTTTGGATTCACTACAATTATGGTAGTAGGTCTAGGTTATTTCGTTTACTTTGTATGGCAGACAATCACTAATACTATTGACCCTGCTGTTTCAGAAATGAAGAAAACCATAATCAGACTTACTGACCAACTTCGTCTTTTAGACCAAGATATGATACGCTTACAACAGAAAGTTAATACTGTTTTAGAATTAAAAGAACAAGAGGTATATAAAAATGGTAGAAAAAAAGAAAAGAGGGAGACCTAGTAAAGCTGATATTTTAAAAAAACAAAATGCAGCTGAAAAAGATAAACTGTTACAAATTATATTATCTATAGGTTTAATATTATTTTTAGGGGTTTTAAGTATAAATGCTAAAGCAGATCAAATAACACACAAGTTTAAGTCACCATCTTTTAGTGGTGTCAATACTTCAAGTCATTATCTCACTATTGAAAATCAAGAATTTAATCGTAGACAAACTATTAAAGATGAAATAAAAGCTGCTATAGAAGAAGCAGAAAGAGACAAAGAAAATTCTACAGTTCAACGTTTTATTCGTAATTTTGAATCGCGTGTATATGCAGAACTATCAAGACAACTTATAGCTAATTTGTTTGGTGAAACACCACAAGATAGCGGAACTATAACCTTAGAAGGCAATACTATAGAATACAGTTCAGATGGAACTTATTTAACCCTGAAGATAACCGAGCAAGATGGAACAATCACTCATATTACGATTCCTATTGGTAGCTTCACTTTCTAGTTGCTCTATCTTTGACCAGTATGCTGATACATACGAGCAAAGATTTAAAGCATATGATGTAGTTAAAATAGAAGAATTACACTCTAAAGAACTTGCATTAGTTAAAAAACCTATAATACAACCTATAGTCGCTGTTTATCCTTCAGCTTTTACAGATCAAACAGGACAAAGAAAAAGCAATAGTGAGTTTGCTTTATTTTCAACTGCTGTAACACAAGCACCCTATACATTATTAATAAGATCATTAAAACACGCTAGTAATGGTGAGTTCTTTAGAGTCGTTGAAAGAGTTGGTTTAGAAAACCTCGTAAAAGAAAGACAGCTTATAAGAAGTGCTAGAGAACAATTTGCAAAAGATGGTGAAGATAAGAATGTGCCACCACTGCTATTTGCAGGTGTATTGCTAGAAGGTGCTGTCATAAGTTATGATAGTAACTTGTCAACTGGTGGTATTGGTGCTAGGTATCTAGGAATTGGAACAAGCATACAATATAGAGAGGACAATATAACAGTTAGTCTTCGCATGGTATCAGTTGCAACAGGTGAGATACTTATAGAAGTATTAAGCCAAAAAACCATATTTAGTTATGGCAAGTCAGAAGATGTGTTTCGCTTCATAGAAATGGGTACTGAATTAGTTGAGGTTGAATTAGGTAATTCACGCAACGAATCAACTACGATTGCTTTGATGAAAGCTATTGAAGGAGCAGTCTTAGAACTAATAAATATCGGTTACGATAGGAGTTTTTGGAAACATGAAGATACTAAAATTGACAAGCCTGATTGTGATGCTGACTGCATTGCCAACATTCGCGGCTGATAACGAAATATATTTAGATCAAAGCGGTACAACATTAAATCTTGATATAGAACAATTAGGCATATCTAACATCATTGGTGGACTTAATTCAACTGCAGGTAATTTAAACGCTTTTGATATTGATGGTACTACTATGACTATTGATATTAATATGATTGGTAATACTAATAAATTTTTAGGTGATATATGGGCAGATAGTTTTACTGGTTTCTATGAATTTACTGGTAATAATAATACTTTTACTATACAAGTTGACCCTAGTAATACTTTTGGTGCTGATTCATCTAATCAAAATATTGCTGTTACTGGTTCTAGTAATACATTTACTTTAAATCAAGGTACAACTGCATTAGCAGGTACTTTAGACCTAGATTGGATTATTCAAGGTTCTAATAACACTATAACCTCAAATATAAATATTGATGGTGCTACAAACTATATGGATATAGATGGTAGTGATAATACAGTTAATTATACTGGTACAGGTGTTAGCGCATCAGCAGGAGGCTACTTTTGGTTAGATCACACAGGTGGACAAAGAACGTTCAACATACAACAGTTAAGCACACAAGATAATGACTGGCTTAAGATTATTAGTGTTGGTGGCAATGCTGCTTCCACAGTTTGCATTATCCAAAACGATCAAGGAACCAGCACTAGCTGTTGATATTGGTGGCATATCTGAACTAAATGGTTCAGCGCAAATTGTAAGAGATAAACCTTACGATGCTAATTTAGAATTTGCTATACAAAGCAATGATGAAGCTATTACTACGAATGGTAGAATGGCTATAACCTTCTTAGACGACTCTGTAGTAAAACTAACAGAACACTCACAACTTCTAATTGACGAATACATCTATGACCCTGACCCTAGTAAGTCTAAAATGGCTCTTACCTTTGGATTAGGTACAGCAAGGTTTATTACAGGCAATCTAAATAGAATAGATAAACAAAACATAAAGTTAAAAACCCCTACTGCAAATATCGCCATTCGTGGAACTGATTTTACAGCAACAGTAGATGAACTAGGTCGTAGCTTAATAATACTATTACCTGATGCTTACGGTTTATCTAGTGGAGAAATAGAAGTTGTGACAGCTTTGGGAAGTGTAATACTTAATAAACCCTTTGAAGCAACTACTGTTAATGTGTTTGAAAATGCACCAAGTAAACCAGTCATATTAGATTTAACATTAGACATAATTGATAATATGTTAATTGTTACACCGCCAAAAAAAGAAATAAACCTAACAGAAGAAGTATCACAGAACGCTAAAGAAAACATACTAGATTTCAATGACTTAGATATAGATTACCTTGACGAAGATTTTTTCGCAGAAGATGAATTAGAATTTACAGAATTAGATATTAACTATCTTGATACTAACTATCTTGAAGATTTATTAAATGTTCTAGATTCATTAGCGGTTGGAGATGAAGAAGATGCATTAGCTGAAGCTACTGGTGTAAATATTACTGGTACAAAACTTGGTCAAGACCCTGACACTCAGATAACAACTTTAGTAGCAGGTGATGTAATAAGCGTTAGAAGAAGTGTAAATGATTCTGTCAGGTTAGACTTAAATGGTAATGATGCCTATACTCTCATTATCATACAAGATGGTGTCTCTAATGTTGTTAAGATTAATGGTGGTGGAGATTCAGTTATAACTATAACGCAGAGTGAATAATGAAAAGAATTTTATTGCCTTTAATAATACTATTATCACTACCACTTATATTTCAAAGCACTCTAACAGAAATAATAAAGCTAAGAACCTTTGATGCTTTAATCAAACAATATGAGCCTTCAGGTAATTTTGTAATACTTAATATTACAGAAGAAGATGTAGCACGTGAGGGTGGTTATCCATTCCCTAGAAGAAGATTAGCAGAAATACAAGTTGATCTTATAAATAGTGGTGCTATAGGTGTCGGTTGGGTTATGAGCTTTCCTGAACCTGATCGTATGGGTGGTGACGAGGTATTTGCAACTACATTAGGATATGCACCCTCTGTAATTGCTATGTTTGAAGATAATAGTGGTAATTATCCAAAACCTACAGGAACTGTTGTTAAAGGCAGTCATGTTAATGGTATAGTATCAATGGGAGTTAAGGAAAACCTGAACACTCTAGCTATAAACACATTACAGGGTTTAGCCATTGCTCCCACCGAAGTTGACCTTTTGGTTAGAAGAATCCCACTTCTTGTAAGTACGCCTGATAACAACTGGATTCCTGCATTCGGAACACAAATATATAAAGCATTATTTGGTGTAAAGACTTATATTATAAAAACTAATGATATTGGTATAGAAGAAATATCAATAAGAGGAATACCACCTATAAAAACTGATAGTCTTGGTCGTAAATGGATTAGTTGGGTAGATACGCCACAAACTGATCTAAAAGAGATGAATGTTGCAGGAAAGTTCGTGTTTGTTGGAGTTACAGCTAATGGCGTAATGCCGCAGATAGGTGTACCTAATGGTTTACTTTTGGAACCGCATAAGATACAAGCAGCTCTAGCAGAATCTATCTTAATAGAAGATAGTCCTTATATACCTGACTGGTCTTTAGCTGCTGAAATACTAATATTTTCTATATCAGTGGCTCTGACATGGCTTGTATTGAGTTACTTTGGCATAACCTATGGAATTATATTAGCTCTATTAACTATGTTATTAACAGCTTATACAGGATATGCGCTTATCCACAGGGGTTTATTAATAGACGTTACTTGGAGTTTAATATCTCAGTTTATTACTGGAGCTGTGATCTTCTATATAAGATTTAGAGAACAATGGAAGCTAAGAGAACAGATTAAAGGTCAATTTGGCACTTATATATCTCCTGATATGGTAGATATGATTGTAAAAGACCCATCATTAATGAAATTAGGCGGAGATAGGAGAGAAATGACTTTTATGTTTGCGGATATTGTAGGTTTTACGCCTATATCAGAAGCCTATATGAAAAATGATGACCCTGAAGGCTTAGTAGAGCTAATCAATCTGTTCTTAGATAGCATGACTAAGGTGGTTCTTAAAAATGGTGGGACTATAGATAAGTATATGGGTGATTGCATAATGGCATTTTGGAACGCACCTTTACCTTGTGAGAATCATGCAGAAATGGGTGTAAAAACAGCTATAGAAATAGAATTACTGACAGAACAGCTTAATGCACAATTAAAACTAGATGGTTTAGATTTACCGCC